TTCGCACCAGTAAGAGCCGTCTGTGAACAGGTAAAGCATGAGTTCGGGCAGTTCGCCTTGCATATTTCTCGGCAGAGTTGCCATAACTTTCTCTGTAGAACACTTATTTTTTGTTTTGATTTCTTTTTTAGACATGTTTTTGTTTTTAACTTCGTCCGCTTCATCGGTTTCGTGGAACGTTTGAGGGGTGTGGAGCGTTTCATTCGGTGTATTCTTTTATTTTTAATCTCTGATAAATCCTCTGCATATTGTCGTTCAATGCTACCGAACCTCCGAACCTGACATTCTGGTAATAATCCATTGCCCGTGTGAGAAGCTGTGTTGCATGGCCTTGTCCCTCGACTTTGCTTTCTATGGAATAGAGCGTCGCCCACTTTCCATGTTCGTCTTCACCCTCGCCAAACTCCGCATGGCATGACTTATGTTTCATCACCGTTAAGGCCATACCCATAATTTCTACTCGTTGAATAATCATTTCGCGTAATAATAAGTGCACCAAGCTCCCTTTCCATTGACCTGCCGCTTTTCACAGATAATACTTTTGCCTTCCGAAAGTTCCCGAAGTCTCCTGGCCACCGTACAGCCTTTATGAAGCGGTATCTTCCGTTCAATTTCGCCGCCCCACAGTCCGTCCTTGTGGCTTTCCAACAGTTCAAACACCTTCTCGTAGATAGTCTTTTTCATGTTGAGTAGGGGATTTATCGTTTGTTATGGTTAATGTGCCTTAAATCGCAGTTTTGAGCGTTTGGGGGCTATCCTTGAAATGGTATTACATCCTCGTCATCTTCTTCATCAGCCTCGACCGTAGCAGAGTGACCGACCGGTGTAACCTCAATGTAGTTCTTTATCCCTTGTTTCCTCATCTCAAATATCACTTCATCGCCTTCTTTAATTTCGGAAAGATTTTGTACAAGATACTGCAATTTTCCATCCTTGTCTTTAAGTCTCGTATCATAGTATTTCTGCGTTCCATTTTCCTCGACAATATAACGTACCCATTCGATTTCCTTTCCTGTCGATGGGTCTGACTTTCTGATAATTTTATCTTCGAGGATTTTAACGCGGTGCTGTCCCGTCGGTTTGACGCCGCCTCCAGGCTGTTTTGAGCCGAGGCGTAATTTCGGCATAATACCCGCCTTTTCCATAAGTTCTTTTGATATTCTAGTCATATTATTTATTCATTATTTTTAATATGTTGTATCCCAATTTAGACATTTCATCGAGGTATGCTGTGTTACTGTCAGTCAGTTTCTTGCCGTCTTTAACCCTTGTGACTACGCGGTTGAACGCGCTGACTTTTGTTCCCCACATCTCGTCAAATTCTTCGGGGTCTTTGACGTTGTAAAACTTGGTAAGAAACGGCGAGTATTCGGCGTTGAAGTTTTTCTGAAATCTCGACAGGTCATAGTCAAAGAGTATCGGAGGCTCAATCGGCGGCATTTCTTTTTTGTGGTAATATCCGCTTAAGGTAGCTATCTTCGCCTCGTACCGTGCGTTTATAGCCTCGTCATCGGGCATTATCGGTACTTCTATCATCCTTGCATCGTCACGGCTTATGTAGACGATTGTAGCGGGTTTGGCGAGGTTCCTAGCATAGTGGAAGGTCTGCAAATCGTGGCCTCCGAGGGCTTTTCCCGTAAATTCTATCTTTTCAAAGGCAAACGATGATATGGATTTTATTTCGAGTATCTTTTCTGAAAGTCCGTCGGGGTAGTTTTTCTTGAAGTATTCTATCGCTCCCTCGGAAGCACGTTTGAATATATCGGGTAATGCGAGGGCGTCAATGCTTTTAATCGCTTCGTCATAATTCGGTTTTCCGCCCGCAATGTAGTCCAACTTACCCGTGACGGGTAACCATCCGTCTTTTCTAAACTCGACGCGCTTTTGTGTTTCCTGATATACTCCCGCGCGCATGAGAATGAGTTTTATAATCCATTCCCAAATGTTTCCTGCCTCGAATTTCCGTAGTGAACGATTATTCGGCGGATTCGTCGGCGTCTCACCCATCAGTTTCAAATACAGGTCAGCGTCTTGTCGTCCTAGTTCCGAAGCCCAAAGGTGGTCTCGTGAAGAAATGATTCGTTCCTCTCGATTTTCAATCGAAGTGTTCCATACGTTCGCCAATGTCCATGAATCTTTTGTCATATTTTTTATTTATTAGTCGTACTTGCCTCCGCTTTCATCATGGCCAACGTGTTCCAGTACTGTGCCTGTTCCTGCCGCCATGTCATCGCCTGTACTTGGGGTAACGCTTGGCGGGGATATAGTAAGTCCATGATGAGCGACCAGACGACAACGGTTATGCCTATCGTTATCATTGAGAGCCAGAACCAGTGATAGACCTTTTCCATTTTCTTTTGAAATGTTCTACGCCGAAAATCTTTCTCTATGCTCGATTTTATTTCCCAGTTGTCCATGTTAGTCATTTTCTTTAACGATTTCTATCGGGTCTGCCTCTACATCACTGTTGTCGTCCATCGTGGCATCGACCAAGCGGCGTTCGACCTTTCGTTGAAGACGGCCGATGCACGCTATGGCATCGTCCCATGTGTCTCCTATGCACACATAGTCCGCCCTCATGGCTTCAACGTCCATCTCGTCTTTCGCTTCCAACACTACTTTTATTTGTATTCTCATGTGAATTTCTATTAGTGAATAAATAAACCTATTTACTCCAACACTTCTCGCTTGCACTCCACGGCGATGTCCCTACATTTTGATAGAGGTATTGCGCCATCGCCTCATTGCCATTTGCCGTTGAAAGGTCATATCCAAGTTTTGTCGCCGTTGCGTTCCAACTTGAATTTATTTGGTACTCGCCTTCGTCATACGTTCCGTTGGCGTTCATGTGAATGAGTATCTGGCCCTGACTATTCTCCTGCATGTCGTCGCTCTCGCACTTCTCAATCCTCGAAAGGACGGGAGTGACGGCTACGATAGGGACGTTCACAATCTTGTCCGCGAACACCGTTACCGGTGAAAGCGTACCGCCTGCCTTGTAGGAACCAACTGCGATGCCTACGACGGCGGCTGTGATTGAGGTTACAATGAACAGTTTTCTAAGGAAACGCGCTGTACGATACTTGAATACCTCCCACTTGCTGGCTCCTACCCACACGTCCTTGAGGCGTGTATTGCCTGCAAAGACTTTAATTTTCTTAATCATGTTAATTAGCTTTTAATTTCTGCGCCGTATCGCTACGACGTAATCTCTTTTCGATGAGTTCAAGGAAAGGCGAGTAACCGGAGTTACAATCGCCCTGCCGCACGTTACACCCAGTCGAAACCAGCCAGACGTTATGGTGAGAGCCTAAGTACCTTGTGGTACTGTGAATTTCGCCTTATCACTGAACTCATCTGGTAAGAGTATATACCCTTACAAGCTGGCTGTCAACAGGTATACAAGTTCAGTTGGGGATAAACTCCATTTCTTTTATTCGACATTGATTATATGGCTTAGTATAGGCGTGGTATGGGAGGTGGGGTTTATTCACTTCTTGATTTCTACCGTTACAATCGTGTCATTCTTACTGCCGCCATGAGCGATACACATGATTTCTATAATTTCAAAGCCGCGTTTTTTTCCGAAACCATTTGTATTCCAACCGCATGAAATAACATAACCGCCCTTTTTTACTTTTTCACATAGAATGCTTTTAGGTATTTCATAGAAACGCATGTCGGTCATTTCTTTGGTAGGCTTTTGTCCGACAATTTGATAATGCTCTTTCACTTGCGTAAATGAATATGGAGGGTCATAAAGAACGCCGTCTAATTCTCCGCCCAACGCTTTGCAGAAGTCCCTTGCTTCCATGTGATATTTTGCTTTCCGTGCAGGATTATGGTCATTAGTATATTCAGCAGGACTATTTTCTCCGGCAAAGGGGTCTGCCCAGTTACGTCCATCGCCGACATATTTATCGAGTAAAACTTTGATGGGGTGTATGGTGAATGTCCATGCGGACGGCATAGCCCATACACGGGTAAATACGATATTTTTTTCCTCGAATTTTCCTTTATAAAGTTGAGCTTGGTTCATTTCTTCTTCATTATGAACTAGGGTTTTGGTAAAATATCGCCGATTGATTTCATACCGCCGCGTTCGTCATCTTTCTTTTCTATCATTGGCCTTATTTCTGATAACGGTAAAGACATTTTTTCTACGGGTTCTTCTTGAGCTACTAACTTTGCAAGGGATAGTAAATCTCGGATTTTGGTATCTATTTTTTTAGCCCTTATTTCATTCCAGTCATCGCTATCAAGTTCATGGGTTGCGTTCCAGCCCATTGTAGATTGATAGTCTGGTTCGATCCCCCGAATTGAGCTACCGATGACAGCTACACCATTATTGAAAACTGTCCGTTCTTCGGGGTGATAAAACAAACGATATGCCTTATGAGCTTCTTCTCCCTCAATGGTGTATTTCTGGTCTTCGCGGAAGCCTGTGATTATTTTTACTTTTAATGTCATATAATTTTTGTTTCTTGTTTTTTTAATTTGTAATAGGAATTAGCTAATTTAACCCAGTTAAGTTTAAGCTCATAGGGGGTAGTAATTTGTCCAATGTACAATTTCTGTTGGTTAATTTCTGGTAAATGCGGCACAAGTTCAAGTACTTTTTCGATGGTATATTCCTCGATAAGAAAATCACATGCAGACCTTTGAGTGATATTTCCATAATAGGTTTTGTTTTTAGGGTCTATTCCCTCAAATGCTTTTATTATTTGTTCTCCTAAAGGATTAAAACTCCTTTTTTTGGCTTTAGCCACTGTATTCGTATTAGAGTTAGTATTAGTATTAGAATTAGAATTAGAATTAGAATATATGATACCCTCATTAGACCTATGTATATGGTATCCATACCCTATCAATACATCTATGATGTGAGGGGGTACATTTTTCAATTCTAAGCTTATTCCTTGCTGTACTTTTACACTTGTCGTAGATTGATGTTTAATGAAGTTTTTTATACATACCCATTCTTCGGTGTATATTATTTTTTCCTTCATCTTTCCGATCATTTTAATAAGCATTTCACTTTCAATACCTGTTTCAAAAGCCATTGTTCGTAATGGTAATTCGTATATTCCTGCTATGTTCGTATGTTCGTTTGTGAGAAAGTATAAAAACAAATATCGCTCTAATGGGTCGAGATGGCTGATAAAAGCATCGTTCCAAAACTTCGTATTTACATATCGTTGTTTTGCCATAAGATTTTATAATTCGTCATTTTTGTGTTCACTGACATATTTCAAAAAATCAGCAATCGTCTTCCATTGAGGCTCGATTTCTGGCACAAGATTTTGCGTATAAATGCTTGCAATTTTATACAATCTTATGAGGGAAATCGGCCGTTGTTTTTTATTTTCCATGATTGATATATTATATAGGATATGTAAAATATGTACAAGTGCCTAAAAACGGCAAGAATGTGGATAACTCTGTACATTGTGTTCATATCCCATTGTGCTATACTTTACCCAGTCTGATTTACAACATCGTACGGCGAGCCTCCTATAGAAATATAGGAATGTCAGCATATGCCTCTGACAGTTAGTGAATTTCCTGTTGGGGGCTCACCGTGTGATTATTGACAAATCGTAGTTTCTTTGCTGAAGCCAGCACATTCGTTCGACTCACAATCCATCGCAGGCAATCAAGGGGAATTTCATACTATATTTGCGGCGTTACACATCGCCCACTCCGCCAGAGCGTACGGCCTCCACTTCATGCTTCAGCAGGTGCGCCGTGCGGCTCTAGCAAAGAGACTGTGATTAAAATGATTTTTCTTTTCCAACGTTTCGACGCTAGGAAACTTCTGGGTCGAGCCTTATCATTGAAGTAAAACCCCATGGTATGGAGAAGAAAGGTCAGATTTAATAATAAAAATTATCATGGCAAATTACGAAGAGGAAGAATCAAAAAAAAAGATAAACAAGTTTTTAAAAGAATACCAAGAATTGGTAAAGAAGTACGATGTGGAGTTATTCGCCGCTCCGCAATTAGCCCCATCGGGAGAGAGAGGCTTTAACATCATTGGCATCGTCGTGCCGATAGACAAAGCACGAGGCGGAGTTAAGAGCCCTATTGGGGACACGGTTGGAGATGTAAAAAATGGTGATATACTCAAATGATTAACTTCCTTTTAGGTTTAATAACTGGTATACTTATCTCATTGCTTAACGTGCTTTTGTACCAAAAAAAGGTTCAAACAAAAGTGCAAGAAAAGGTCGAAAAATTACTGGGTAAAAGTCAAATGGCTGTATCAGTCAGCCTTGAAGACGAATTGAAAGACATTTCATTATGAATGATAATTTTATTCCATTCAGAGGATATATTGAAGTTTCGCCTATTGATGCTACGGGAGTATTAGTGTCAGATGAAAAAAAGTGGACTGAAAAAGCCATTGTTATTAACTTTAGCAGTTGGTGGCAAAAATTTTGGTGGAAATTAACTATCGGTAGCATAGTCTTCTTCCGTCCTCATGGGTTCTTTGAACTGGTCGAACACGAGGGAAAGAAACATTATGTGGTTAGAGTTTCACCAGAGTTTATCCTCGGAATTATCAAACATGAACCCTCTGTGGCAAAACAGTAAATGTCCGAGCGGCCTCTGGCTTCACGACTTCCAAGTCAACAGATACTTTGAAGACGGAGTAGAGGACGTGTGTACAAGGTGTGGACAAGCGGAGTTTTTCCGCAGTCGAGACCCAAACGAACGCTTCCTTTCCTATCATTTACGAGCTATACTTAATCATAATTTCCCAGAGTTTTACATAGAATATGACAAAAGATAATTTACACACATACGCTACATCGCGCGATAGACTTATTTCCGGCATTAAGAAAGTGGCAGAAGTTATTAAGCCTACATACGGACCCGCAGGTGGCAATGTGGCTATGGAAGTAGAGTTCTATCCAGGACATTCCGTATACAACGACGGTAAGAAGATTACCGACATGATTTACCTCGAAGACCCTGTTGAACAGATGGGAGCGAACATGCTCAAGGAGGCTTGTGATAAACAGGAACGCGAGTGTGGCGATGGACGAAAGACTACTTGTCTATTGGTAAATGCGATACTTACCGAGGGAATAAAATCAAACAAAAAACCTCTTGAACTCAAGCGAGAACTCGACGCCGAACTTCCTAAAATCATTGCGGAGATAGACAAACAGAAAAAGGAAATACCCATTGACGAGATAGGGAATATTGCCAAGATAGCTTCCGAATCCGAAGAAATCGGCAATCTTATCGGTGAAATCTACCCTCAAATCGGCAGGGAAGGCATCATTGAAGTTGAATCATCGAACGTACCCCAAACATTCTATGAAGTGGTGGACGGTACTCGGCTTCACGGAGCTAGGAAGATACTCGACATAGTCCCTTACCAGAGCGTTTCAATCGTCGAAGACGCTAAAGTCCTAATTGTGAGGGATAAAATCGCGTCCAAGAGGCAAATAGAAAGCGTATATAAGAAGTTAAAGACAAGAGAGGTTGTACTTTACTGCGATGAGATAGAACAGAATGTCCTTGCGTCTCTTGCTAAAACCAACATCGCCGCTTTGAATGGTGAAGACGTTATCAAAACCCTTGTCATTAAAAGTCCTGTCATGTTCAAGGATTGGCTTTTTGAAGACCTCGAGGAAATGACGGGTGCCATTGCCATTGACTCATCGTTAGGCGCAACATTTGAGGGTTTCAAGGAAGAATGGCTAGGGTCTGTGAAGACATGGAAAGCGGAGAAAGACGAATCACGTCTGAATGGTACGAAAGATATTTCAGCCCACATTGTAGCAATAGAAAAGGCTATCACTGAAGAAAAGAAAGAGGAATACCGGCCACGCTTAGGTTGGCTCAACACTAAAGTGGCAATACTTAAAGTAGGAGCAAACTCCGAAAGTGAGCTATCATGGAAGATAAAGAAGACCATTGACGCTTCCAATGCTTCACGCTTGGCCTTGAAAGACGGAGTAGTGCAAGGTTCAGGATTGGCATTTGGTCATGGAATACGAGCTACATCTAGCGATATTTTGAAAGCCGCGCTTGAAGCACCATCAAAATGTTTGGTAGAAAACAATGGTGGAAAACTTATTGAGATAAACGAAACATTCTTAAACACCGTTCTTGACCCTTGGATTGTAATTAAATCCGCTTTAACGACAGCAGTATCACTTTCTGGTATAATCTTAACTACGAAAGGAGCACTGGTAGTACCAGAATATTACAAGGAACTAGCCCGACAAATGCAACAAAGACGACAATGAGTATAGGATCTCACAATAGAATATATTCAGTTCATAATGTTATTAAACATGAACTGTTTGACAGGGAATTAAGAAAACAACATGGACAAAGATCAAAATTACATTGGCAAAGAGAACATCATTGTGCCCCTAAAATGGAAACTGTTGATTGTACTCAATGCCATAGGAAAATGAAAAAGTCTTTTGCAGATTTACAATTGCATTATGGAAAGAAAAACGCCCCTATTTGTATTCCATGTATCGAAGGAAAACCGCGTAAACCTCTCAATATAAAAAAATGAAATTATTTAGCAAATGCGACAAGTGTCATAAACGAAGCCTATTCATAAGATACTGGACTTTCAACATGCCCTACCAAAAGACAACCATGAAATCAAAGTCAATGTACTGCATGAAGTGCGCCTATGAATTAAAGAAAGGGTTTGATATGATGAAGAAATCTAATGAGCAACAGCCTAACTAAAAAAGAAAAAGGCTTTGTACAAGACTATGTAAAAACAGGGAATGGTACTCTTGCGGCTAGTAATAACTATGATGTAAAAGACGATAATTCTGCCGCAGTTATAGCTAGTAAGGGGTTAAGAAAAGCTAAGATACAGAAAGCTATAAAGTCAATAGCTGAACAAATACCAGATAGACTATTAGTTGAAGTTCATAATGAAGGCCTACAAGCAAGTAAAAAGGTATTTAAGAACAATAATGAAAGTGGGGAAATAGAAGAAGTTAGCGAAGAACCTGATTACGCAGTGCGTCATAAATATCTTGATAGTGCATATAAACTGAAGGGAACATACGCCCCAGAGAAAACCGAAAATAAAACCGTAGTAAACGTAGTCAGTCCTGAATCACTAGCCTTAGCAAAAGAATATGAAGAAAAGTTAAAGAAGAAACTATGATATGCTCCTCGAACAAATCTCAATCATTGCCTTCATCGTCAATAACGGAATAAGGACTGAAACGGGTGAACCATTGGAGTTTCACACCCACCGTTACCTGTACGACATTTACCGTGATAACTCAAAGTATCTTTGCAGTATCAAAGCGGGACAGATAGGCTTCTCGCAGATGGCCATTCTCAAGACGTTGTGGATGGCGAAGAACAGAAAACTTAATGTGGGCTACATACTTCCGACTGTCGAGATGGTGCAGAAGTTTGTTGGTTCAAAGGTCAATCCGATGGCTACACAGAATCCTGTGCTTCTCGATTGGATGAAAGACAAGGATAGCGTGACCCAGAAACAGGTAGGTGAATCCTTTATCCATTACCTTGGAGCGCAGACGGAACGCAGTGCTATCATGCTCTCACTGGACATGCTCGTTGCTGACGAATACGACAAAGCACCACAGAATATATTGGAAACGTATGATAGTCGATTACAACATTCCAAGTTTGGTTACAAATGGGTGTTCTCCAACCCAACATCACCAGACTTCGGTGTAGACAAATACTGGAGAATATCAGACCAGAAGAAATGGCACGTTACGCATTCCTGCAAAGAAGTAGTATTATTGGACGAATCAACAATCAATTATGAAAAAGAAATCTTTGAGTGTCCGAAATGCAAGAAAGAAATCACTGACGAAGAACGGAGGACAGGCGAGTGGATTGCAACATCGAAAGGCGAATGGTCAGGATACTGGATACCACTTTGGATTAACCCACAGAAGTCAGCCAAAGACATCAAAGCACTTAAACAAAACAAGACGGCAGAATACTTCGCCAATTTCGTTGCAGGATTACCTTATATCGGTTCTGGTAATAAAGTGTCAGCACAAACAATCATCCAGTGTCTCCAATCGAAAACAAATGACCAAGCGGACAGACCCATTATTGGTGTCGATACGGGTGTTCCATACCATTTCGTAGTGGCAAACAAAAAAGGATATTTCTATTATGGAAAATTATCAGACCCAAGTACAGGCAGAGACCCTGCTAAAGAACTGGAAGGCCTATTAGCCCGTTGGCCATCATCAATCATCGTTTCAGACGCCAATGGCGACCTTACGCCTATCAGACTATTACGACAGAAATATCCAGGTAGAGTATTCATGTGCTTTTATCGTATACTCAAGAACACGGGAGAAGTGGTAGAATGGGGAACAGGAGACAAGTATGGCGAGGTGTCAGTCAATCGCAATAAGGCCATCCAACAATTCATTGACGAGATGACGGAGAAGCGACACACGTTCAACGGAACTGAATCGGACTGGCACGACTACATAACTCATTGGCTTAACATCTACCGTGAGTGGGAGTATGATGATAGCGGTCTCGTCAATCGTGAGAAAGGTTTTAAGTGGGAACGTAATGGAGCAGACCATTGGGTACATGCAACCATATATGCTCGCGTAGGTTTGGAGAAGTTTCAAGAGCAGATGGCACAAGTAGTCGGCGACAGTTTGCTCGACAGTATCCCTGTGGGAACGATGGGCAATGAAACGATGAAGGAGTGGGACGCTTTGAATGAGTATAATAAAAAATGGTTTTAATATGACTGAACCAACAACAGCAATCTATATGACTATCATGGAACAAGAGCAATACGTTCGCATGATGAAGTATTACAATGTGGTCATAGAACTGGACAGGATTGATTTCTATAGCATGAAGAATTGCAGGGTGGAAATAAACAAAGACAGGGACGGTAACTTATCAGCGGTGAATTATACTATCCACAAGCAGTTGCGTTGACAGATTGAAAGTGGTAGTATTTGGATAACTTAATATAAGACTAACCCTTACGGGCATACGCAAGTGTGCCTATTTTTATGGTATCAAAACAAACCAAAAGAAAAGCATTAACAATTAAAAAGATAGCGGAAGATTCCAACCCCAAACGTATGGACAACAAACCCCATGCCAAAGAGGGAACGTACGGAATTAACCTTAACACCAGAGCTTTAAGCTCATAATTTAATAAATAAAATGGCATTAGAAAAAATAAACACAAATAGAGCAGACCCGTTATATTACAGCAAAAAAACTGGAAAATATAAAGCAGATTTAAGTCGTTTTGGTTTATCCAAGAAAGTCACCGAAGATTCAATAACACCATCAGTAAAATCAATAAGGCGACATCAAATGTCAAAAAAAGAAGCGTTAGCTAAAGCTAAAAAATAAACCATGTCTGTAGATTCAAAGAGCGACCCATTTGCGTTGTCCATATCTGGTGTGAGAAATCTCATCGAGAGTGGCATCAACAAAGTCAAAGGTCAAGGTGCAAATCTTGATGGTGAAGGCGTGGAAGGTGAGAAGATAGACATACTCTCACTTGATATGTCTGATGATGAGCTATTTCGTTTGGCCAAGAAGTGGGAACTGAAATACTCCGACTACGAGCCGAAGATTAAACTGCGCCAAGAGGCCAATAAAGCCTTTTATCTAGGCCAACAGAAACTGGGCAACCCCGCAGGAGTAGACGACAGCTCCGCAATCACCGCTAACCTCATTTTTGAGGCAATGGAGACATTCCTACCGGCCGCCCTCTCAAAGAACCCCGAACCTGTAGTGTGGTCTGATAACTCTCCTATGGGCAATGAGATAGCGGATAATGTAAAGACCATGTTGCAGTACCATGCAGACCAACTGGCTCTGCGGTCTAAACTGTCATTGATGACCCGCAAGTGGGCATTGGACTTTCTCGGAGTATTGAAACACGGCTGGAATAACGACTTACAAGAGATTAAGACTGAAATCAGGGACGCCAAGAACTTTGTCTTTGACCCAGAGGGTTATGTAGACGTGTATGGAGACTTTACCTCATGGATGGGAGAAAAGATTACCGTCAAGGCGGAGAAGTTGATTGAGATGTTTCCTAAAAAGAAAGATGTCATTATCCTCATCGTGGACGGCAAACTCGGTACTGAAGTAACTTACACGGAATGGTGGACTGACGAATACACTTTTTACACGTTGAAAGACACGATACTTGATAAGCACAAGAACCCCCATTTCAATTACTCACAGGACGGACAGGAGGAGGAAAAAGACGAGGCCACAGGAGCTATAACGAAACAGGCCATCGAGGAGATACAGGGCAAGAACCATTTTGCCCATCCCATCAAGCCGTACACGTTCCTATCGGTCTTCAATCTTCAGACACAGCCACATGACGTTACCGGCCTTATCGAACAGAACATACCCAACCAGCGTCTGATCACCCGACGCACGGAACAGCTGGACTTCAACCTTTCACGGGCAAACAACTCAACCGTATTTTCGGGAGAAAACTTCAATCAACAGACGGCCAAACAAGCGGCCACGGGCTGGACTAAAGGACACCCTATTCTTGTCCCTGCTGGTAGACCGATACAAGAAGCCATCATGGACTTCCCGCCGCCAACAGTGCCCGATAGTTTCTTTAAGGAGCTTGAAACAAACAAGGACAATCTACGCTCAATCTTCGGCGTACAGGGAATAACCGCACAAGAGCCGACTGACAACACGACGGCTCGAGGAATGATACTCAATCAGCAGTACGACAACTCCCGCATCGGCGGCGGCATTGGAGACAAACTGGAAATGATTGCCCGCACGGTATTCAACTGGTGGGTACAGCTCTACTATGTCTACTATGATGAACAGCATTTCGCTTCCGTCATTGGTCAATTAAAGGCAACCGAGTATATCCAACTATCCTCACAAAACCTTACTGCACGACTCATCGTTTCGGTCTCGCCTGACAGCATGAAGCCTCACGATGAAATAACCGAGATGAATCAGGCTATGGAACTCATGCAAGGCGGACTACTCGACCCACAGACGTTTTTCACCAGAATTAACTTTCCCAATCCAAAGGAAACAGCGGGACAATATATGCTTTACAAGCTACAGCCCCAGGTTTATTTTCAGCTTAATTTTCCGGAAGAGTTCCAGGCCGCTCAACAGGTAGTTATGCAACAGCAACAGGCACAGATGGCCGCTCAAGGCGGAGCACCACAGCCACAGGGTGGAGGAGGAGCACCGCCCATGCCACCGCAACCGCCAGGTAGCACGGGTGGCGTACCAGCCAATCCAAGTTTAGCAAGTGTCCCTTTACCAAAATAAATTATTAGTGTTATAATAAACAAAAACAATATGTCACACAAGTTAAATAATCCTTATAACCACCCCATGTTAAAGGGTTTCAAGGCTAAAACGGGAACTCTTGAAGAGAAGTTGGCCTATATCCGCAACAGCAAAAAGAATCCAGAAAATGTTGCTAAACTGGATGCATTAAAAGCTAAGAAAAAATATCAAGCATGAGAATAGAAGCAAGAGAACTTAAAAGATAAAGAAGTTAATCAATAACAAACATGGAACCAACAAAAACTGCATATACAAGTATTGCGAAGAATAATAAACTAACCGCTTTACAGAAAAAGAAGTTAAAGAAAATGTCTACTGGAGAGAAAGTCTATAGCTCTCATGAAGACCACATGGACGCAATGCACAAACAATTAGGAATAGGTAAGTATCGAAATCAATAACATGCCACTCACACACAAAGGAAAGGAGATTGAACACGCAATGGAAAAGGAGTATGGAAAAAAAAAGGGCGAGTCTGTATTCTATGCAAGCAAAAACAAAGGCACTATCAAAGGCGTAGAAGGGAAAAAGAAAGCATTATCAGATAAAAAGAAATAGCTATGGACTTATTCAAAGACATCAAAAAGTCAGGCAATGAAAAGCTCAAACATGAAGCTAAGCACGAGTTGTCAGAGCTTGGTGGTGAAAAGAAAGCCGAAGCCTATGAAAAGAAAGTAAAGAAGTCCAAGAAGGAAGCATTGGAAAAGAAGAAGAAAGGCGGACGGGAGTAGTTGACACGGTTTTGATTAGTGGTAGTATTGTAGACAAACCTCATAAAGATTATCCCTTACGGGCACACATTGAAAAATGCGTGTCCGTATTTTTTATGAGCATTATTAACGGTTGTAAAGCTTTCCAGGAATCCATAACAAAAAGCTTGAACTAAGCCTATTGCAAAATAGCAAAACTATGGACAAAACAAACAATGCAGAAGTAGACTTCCTGCAAAATCTGAAGTCAGACGACATTAAGATAAGCGACAACGACGATATTCTCGGAGGAGAGGTGAAGACGGAACCAAAGCCTGAAAAGGTGGAGGACGACGATTCGCCCCGAAACCGCAGAGAACGTAGATTCGTCAGGGAGATGGAGGAAGTCAGAGCCAAAGCCCAGGAAGACCGTGAGGCGAGAATTAAGGCTGAAGAAAGAGCCGCCGCTATCATGGAACTTGGAAATCGTGCCTCGTCTTCTACCGACCCCGATGAAGTCAAGTTCTACGGAGACACACCAGAGGGCAAGTTCGCCAAAGCTTTCATGGAGAAGAAACTCAAGGAAGTGGAGGAACGGGCTTACTCCCGTGCCATAGGTGAAATCCAAAAAGAGAGGGACGAAGTAGCCCAAGAGGAAGCCAAAGATTCCCAGACCATTGACCAGGGCATATCCGCCGTTGAACAGGAGTTTGACGTGGACTTGTCAGGCGATACGAAAGAATCTCTGAAACTCCGCAACGGGTACATAGACTTTCTTGAGAAATTGACAACCAACGATTTCCCCGATTTCGTGTCCTCATTTGAGATATATCAGCAAATCAACAAGAAGCAACCGAACGAAAACACCCAGCGTCAGAAAGCTCTCGCAGATAGGAGCATGACCTCATCTGGCAATACAGGTGCGCCGCAACAGCCAAAGTTTAGAAGCGGCAGGGATTACATAGACTATCTGCAACACATTAACAGCTAACATTATTAACGTTAACATTTAGTATTGAAAGTGTACTTTGAAATTGGTATAATGTGGTTATGATTAAGGCACGAAATAAAGGAGCTGGGCAGAAAAAAGGACATATAGTAAGCCCAGAAACTAGACTCAAGATTAAGATTGCTAATACAGGCAAAAAAAGGACTTTGGAAGTAAGAAGAAAACTTAGCGATATAAAGATAAAAAGCTATGATTCTCAACTTCCCCCTGAAATCTTTATTGAAAATGAGTCAACAAGCGCTAGAAGAAAAAGAGTTAGACGGTGGAGGATTAAGATAAACGGAGGATTTCATTCTCTTGGAGAATGGGAAACCGTAAAAGCTCAATTCAACTGGTCTTGTCCATCATGCTCTAAGTCAGAACCAGAAATAACATTAACGCGTGACCACATTATACCCATTTCAAAGGGTGGTACAGACAACATTGAAAACATACAACCATTATGTCGTAAATGTAACACTCTGAAATCCACAAGCACCATAACGTACTAGACTTAAATTTATCGGACCAAATAACTTAATTACGACCACTACGAACCAGTATCTTGCCCCCGAGTGGCAAGACCAGGTTCTCCGAGATAACCTTTTTTTCGGTAAGATTCTGTCAAAAGTAAAGCGATGGAAGGGTTCACAGATGCTATTCCCTAAACTAACAAATGCTCTGTGTGCCCGGTAAAGACAATCTTGATGGGGAAATAAAATCGAATCTAATATACGGCGAAGTTCCCAAGAGACGACAACCGTAAGGTCTAGTACAAACGGATAACGCCGACCAAGCACATTGACAATTATTATAGGAAACGGTAAGATAGAGTTATGAATGACTTAAACTTATCGTATTTAGCAGGGTTTTTTGACGGTGAGGGTTGCATCAGTATTCTTAAATACTCAAAAGATATCAGTAAGTGGAATCCATCTTATTTCTTACAAGCACAAATTGGACAGAAATATGGTTCAACACTTGACTGGGTAAAAGAAAACTTTGGTGGTAACGTCTACAAAAAGAGAGACCAGACTTGGATTGTTACTAACAACAAAGCCTATGAGTTTATTAAACTTCTCGAACCTTATCTAAAGTATAAAAAACCACAAGCTCAATTAGCTATAAAGTTCTATGAGGAAAGGATAATTGGTGCGAAAAGAAAATGCGCCACTCAACCACACTCTAAAGAAGAAATGGCTTTAAGAGAGGAAATGCTAAAACAAATGAAAATCTTAAAAAGACTATAATAATTAATGTTCGCAGGTTCAGAGACTAAACGAATCGAACTCGAAAGAGTATGTAATAGTCCGAACTACATAGAGATATGTAGATAACACAATTAATCAAGTACCAGAAGGGCATCGCATCCGTTCCTTTCTCCGGCTTCGACGTTCTTCCAATCAACCAGATTCCAACGACAGTAAACATGTTCTTCTATCCTTCCTTCGTTGCAACGAACATTGCAATTGCAGGTACGGATATTTCCCAGAACCGTTCAGAGGGCAATGGTGCTCTCAAGGTTCTCGACCTCATGGAAGTAACCATGAAAGCTCGCGGTCAGGATGCCGCAGACGACATCGGTAACTATCTTCAGGGCGACGGTTCCGCTTCCGACGGCAAAGCTCCTATGGGTCTTGCAGGCATTGTGGACAACGGTTCCGACCTTGCAACCTATGGAGGCCTTTCGCGCGCAACGTATCAGGGTCTTAACGCATACATCAACAACATCAGCGGCAACATTACGCTCTTGTCGCTTCGTACTTCGTGGAACAACATTTCCGACGGCCCAATCCGACCGGATATGCTCCTCACGGACTACAACACATGGGCATACATTGAACAGCTCTACACGCCATTCCAGCGCAACACGATGACGGGCTTTGAGGCTTCAGCAATGAATAGAAAGGAGACCGCATCGGTTTCAGGTTACGCGGACTTGGTATGGGACGGTATGTCATTCTTCCGCGACAGGAAAGTCACGACGGGAACGATATACATGTTGAACACCGAGTTCCTTAACTTCTACGCCTTGAAGTGGTGGGAAGGTACGACGATTTCCCAGAAGACAGCCGACATTCAGGGCAACGTCTATGAGGATTCGATGTACTCTCCAAAGGGTGCGTTCACATGGACGGGTTGGATTCGCGCCTACAACATGGGTGCAATCAACGGCTTCGTCATCTTGGGCGGTCAGCTTGTCTGCGTCCAGCCGTGGAGGAACGCCGCTCTCACGAACGTAACGGGAAGTTGATTCATTATTCACTTAGCTAATTTGTGGCGTAAAAGGAATAACCGAAAGGGAAAATCTCACGCTACCTAAAACAAAATGGCAACAACAGGTCATCAATCACCACAGTCAACTCTACCTCCTCTCAAGGTCAAGACAGTCAATACGACCACTTGGGGTGCAGGCGGAACGACGACAACGATAAAAGATTCGTATATCTCCCCTAACTCCCTCATTGATTACTGGGTAACGGGTGCAACGCCACAGGCAGGTCAGTGGGCGTTGGCGATAACAAACGGTCAGGTTGTGATAACCTCATCTTCTTCGGAATCTTCAACATTACCAATCTCATATGTAATCCTATAAAACCATGAACACACAACTCAAAACAATTTTGATCGGTGTCGTCTGCGTGGTCGTAGGAGTACTTATCGGATATGCAATGTTCCGAAATACGGGAACGTTGGCTGGAGCAGTCAGCCCTGTCGGTACATATCAGGCGGGTGTTCGTGCGGATTATCAATCAATCTCAACTGCTACGGCAGCAACGACGACGGGTTCATTCGCAATCTTCAATTCGTCAAACGACAGGATTGTTGAAAGCGGATTTGCGTTCTGTACTGGAGTAACCGCTGAGACGCAAAGCGCGGGTGTTTGGGCTTTGACTGCCGCAACATCGTCGGTGGCAACGACTACAAACGTCGGATATGCCATTAACTTGACGCTTGCAACGACCAGTTCAAATCTTCTTGTTTCGTCATCGACTTCAGGAACGGCAGGAACAGGCATCAACGCCACAAACTACATCTGGCCAGCAAACTCGTATCTCGTCTTCAGCTTCAATGCTACGGATACAGCAGTATGTACGGCGGGCGTCAAGGATATTCAGTTATAATTATCAGCTTAATTAACATTATTAATGGCTTTTAAGAAAAATTACATACCATGGAATAAGGGAAAAATACTTGCTCCATTAAGTGATGAAATTAAAGCCAAGATTAGTGTTTCGTTGAAGGGAAGAAAGTACAGTGAAGAACATAGAAATAAATTATCTCTTTCGAAGATGGGAGATAAGAATCCTCAAAGACTTCTAAAGAATAGAGAGAAAAATAGAATAGCTCATCTTGGAAAAAAGTGTTCTCCTGAAACAATAAAAAAGATGAGAGATTCTCACCCCACGGGAGAAAAAAGTCCTCTTTGGATTAAGGATAGAACCAAACTCTCTAGAATTAGCAAGCAAGGAGACCGAAGAACATCCGCATATCTTTTCTGGAGAAAATCAGTTTGGCTACGAGATAACTTCAAATGCAAGATAGCCAATCCAAACTGCAACGGCAGAATAGAAGCACATCACATTCTATCGTGGAGAGATTATCCAGAATTAAGACATGATGTAAATAATGGAATTACTCTCTGCCATTATCATCACCCAAGAAAGAGAGTCGAAGAAGTAAGTCTAGTTTCTTACTTCCAAGAATTACTAAAAACTACATAATATATTACTAACTTGTCAAAAATTACCCAGCAACCATCAGTCGGTATCTTGAATCCTTTTGGAACGGCGATAACGTCGTCCAACTACACAGGTACTGCAACTCCAATTTCAGGAGGTCAGGCGTATTCCGCCTCTCCTGCAAACGGAGCACAGCCAGGGTCTGGCACTGGATTCTATGACCCAAACTTCTGCACCTATGTCGGTGAGAAGTTTGCAACTTCAGACGGTCGAGAGTTTGTCGTCGTCGCAAACGGCGGTGTAGCCCTCGTCGCGGGCAAAGTAGTTTCCAGCCCAGCGCAGATTACGACTGCACTCGGTCTCGCAATGACCGTTCCGACCGCAACCCCTGCAACCGCAGGAACGTACCAGATTCTCGTTACGAACCTTTCGACTGTCCTTTCGGTCAATCAGTTTCAGGGAGGTTATCTTGTTACGCAGACAGGCACAGGCGCAGGTCAGCAATTGAAAATTGCAAGCCATCAGGCCGCCATTGGCAGCGCAACGTTCCTCGTTACCCTTGAGGACGCCATCCAGACAACACTTGATGCAACTACGAAAGTATCACTTGTATACAATCCTTACGGCGGTCTGTCGGCGTCAGCCGCAGGCGCAGTATCGAACGGAGTTATCGTAGCTCCCACGACTGCTTCAGGCGTTCCACTCGGCGTATCGGTATATCCGATTGCCGCTTCGACATTGCCTACATTCAACA